GTCCGGGCCGCTATTAACGGTCCCAAGGCAAGTACTTAGACTCTCCCGCTTGGCCTAAGGCCTGGTCTCACCCTTAAACAGGCGAGCCCCACCTCAACTTGATGTCGACGCGTTGAGGGCGTCCAGAACGCTCCAAGTGCTTGTCATCTACCCGAGGGGAGCTACCCCACAGGGTGGCATCGTGTGTGACCCCAAAGGGTCCACTAACCGATGCACCAGGTTCCAACCAATGCATGGACCGGTTACGGTCCTCTACACTGGAAGGATTGCCCAGCTTGAGAATACACTTGAGAAGGGCACCAGTCCCATCGAGCTCATCGCTCGGGGGTTTGGCCATCAATACAAAGCCCCTGACTAGGGGGCTTTGATGGCTTGGGTGTACCCTTGTATAACGATACCCGAAGGTATCGCCAACAAAGGATACCCTGCCCAGCAAGGAGGAATCTCGATGGACCGTTGGGAAGAACTTAATCAACCCTTCGATCTTTTCATCGAGATATCTCACGGTCCTCCAATAACCACTCATATAGAGTTGGTTCCGGAGGGATACGAGAGACTGAACCTCCTCAGCATCCTGCCGTCGTGTCGGAAGTATCCGACGGACACGAACAATACTAACATCGTGCCCATCAAAATACTCCCGTCCGCAGGACTCCCTGAACTTTCCAGTCCAGAAAGACTTGCTCAGACCAACTTTTGCTCCAAAAAGCTCAAGTGTCTGAACGACGGTAAGCACATGATCTACAGGGACAATAAGATCGTCCCCATAGACGCGCACCGAACCGCTAAGACGTTTTACGTCAGAGCGGGAAAGTGACGTGTTAAGCGATCTTTGAATCCCGACGAAGATCATGGTCAAAAAGACCATTGCTTCCATCGGGAAGCAAAGTGCTGAACCCATCGACGCGTATTTGGCTAGCCTTACGACTTTGCCATCTACGACAGCCCGTCTGGACCGCGTTGCATCGATAGCCCTAGCTAAGAATAAGGGCCACCGAGCAAACATTGCCCGGACGAGCTGATTCGAAACACGATCGGAAGCATCGCTTAGATCAAGCGTTGCGGTTCGGTTATCAATCGAACCTCGTTTCGCCATTTCCTGATTAGGGATCTGGTCATCGAATCCGATCAACTTCTTGAGGAGTCGATCCCTCTTGAAGTTCAAGGTGAAGCTTTGGTAAACAGCCTGCTGCATATATTGCATACAGACTGGTTCCATCGCAATCACACGGGGTGTTTTGAGCGTCTTAGGAACAAGAGTTACCTTTACAGGTTCCTCTTCTCCAGGTTCGAGGGTGTCCACATCATCCAAAACGTGCGTAAAACGCCAGTTAGGAATGATGTAACTTCGAGACGGAAAAACCGCCTCTAGTCGCCTAGTCCAGGTCCGTTGATTCCACTTCTGGTTTCCCAGAATGTGGTCAGCGGTCGATCCCGGACCATGCTTCGGAACGAGTGCCCCATGATAGATATCTCTATCCATCTGGGTAAACAACTCACCGAACAGCAACTCGGACATTGACCGGAACTCCTCGAGATCACTCTCGGGAAGCTCCGTGTCCAAGCGACGGACATCCTGCTCACACTCGAGGTAGCCTTGAATGGCTGCTACATTCCTCGCATTACTGCAAGGAAGTAGCATCTTGCCAAACATCAGCGTTAGCTGACGAATAGCAAGAATAGCATCCAAACATGGCTCATCGAGTAACAAGCCACTACTCCGGTC